GCGTGTGCGGAATACTGGGCTTTTGTAGCAGCTGTCGCCCAGCGTGGCGCGCACTTCGCCGCGTCCATAGCCGTCCTTTGCCGTGTCGTCCCGCGTCGGCATCCAGCACAGCACGGTGCCTTCCAGCGTTACGCCCTCCGGCAGATAGCTTTCGGTCTCGCCGGGTCGCACCGCTACAATTTCAAAGCGCGCACCCGGCAGCGTTGCCAGCCAGCTGCTCACGCCGATTTCGATGCGCCGCGCCTTTCCTTCACCTTGTCGCCCCAGCTCCACCATGCTCAGCGCTTCCACCGCATAACGGTGGCAGGGAAGCGAAGCCTTGCTTTCGCTTTCCGTGGCTTCCTGCGCCGTCTCTGCCGCTTCCTCCTGCAAGGTCGTCGCTGCTGCTTCGTCGGCTTCCTGCTGCCCGTCCTGCGCGCTTTCCGGCAGGTCTTCCAGCATGTTCATTGCTTCGGTGATTTCGCTCATAGCTTTCCCTCCAATCTGGTCGTTTTGTTCTCGCGCCTCACAAGGGAGGCACCCGTGCGCGCTCCTGCATCAGTAATCACCCCCGCCCGTGGATTGAATGAACGTTTGCGCGAAAAGATTCGCCTCGATGCGCGTCAATTTGTCCGGCACCAGCTCCACCGTGTGCCATGCGCTGCGTGTGATTTTCCCATCCTCATCCTTTTCCAGATAGGCGGAAATGTCCAGCTCCCGCTTGCTGATGGCTTCGCTCGGCACCTCTGCCCCGTCCACCAGCAGCCGCACGCTTCGCGCTGTCGTCCCCTCGAAAATGCCGTAGGTGATGTCGTGGGTGTGATCCGGCAGCGTCAGCTCATGCGTGTGCGCCGGGATGCTCACGCGGTGATTGTGCCCCGGTATTTTGACGTTGTGCGTGTGCGCCGGGATGTCCACCGTAAACCCCGGCACGTTGATGGAAAACTCCACCTTGTGTGCGTGCTGGAATTTGTGCGTATGCGCTGGGATCGCGTGGTTATGGCTGCCACTTTCACCGCTGTTCTGGTTGCTTGTTCCGCCGGTCATCAGCGCCACGCTGCTGCTGTCTCCGTCGCCCGCTTCATTCGCCGTCAGTGTTCGTCCCCCCGTCGTCCCGCTGATGCTGATGCTTTTGGGTTTGTAGCCGACTACGCCGCCCGTGTTTCCCTTGTCGCCGATGCTGCCATAGCTGTGCTGGTGTCCCCATGCCAGGCTCTGACTGCCGGAAAAATCATGTGAATGGCTGTTGATGGTGTGCGCGTGCTTGAAGCATGTATGCTTATGCGCCGCGATGTCGTGCGTGTGCCCTATTGTGTGTTTGTGTTTTCCCGCATCATCTGTTGTCAACCCCGCTGTGTTTGCCGCTGTAGAATAGCCCGCACCATCAATGTTTGCGAAATTCCCGATAGCTATTGCTGTGCCGCCGCCGTCAGAGGATAGCACGCGCACCGGTTGAGAAATTGTCGTTTCGCCGCCGGATTCGCTGGTGCAGGCTACGTCCTCGCTGCTGCTGGATGTCGCCGTGCTGCCGCCGCCGCTGGAGCTGGTCTGCGTGGTGCTGCCACCCGCCGCCGCGCCGGTCTCATAGGCGCGAAAGGCGCTCAGCTCCCAGCTTAGCTGCATCCGATTGATGCGCACCAATCCGCTAGGAATATAGAACCGCATTTTCGCCGGATGCTCCGGGTCAGCGTTGTCCGCAAAGGGGATGGCGAAGATTTGCGTTGCCCCTTGGCTGTAAAGCTCGCCGATGCCTACCCGGTCGGCCAGCGTGTTGATGCTGTCTGCCACGTCCCGCACCGCGTTGGCGATGGTGATTTTCACGCTGCCCGGATCACCCCGCAGATTCTTCTTGCTGATGGACACAATACGCGCCGCAAAGCTGATGCCGTGCTCGCCGTCCATCACCCGCACGCGCTTCCCCGGCATGTAGTTGTCCCAGCTCTGTCCCGTCATGCGGTGCAGGTCAATCGCCTTCGCGGTATAGGTGACGTATGGGTTTTTGTACCCTTCCAGCACGGCCGCCGCCCGCGCTTTCAGCACCGCCGCGTCCTCGATGCGCGTGTCCGCGTATACGCTGCATTTGATGCCCCATGTGCTTGCCGTGTCCGCGTCCAGATAGGGCACGCCCCCGTTGACGCTGCGGATGTTCAGCTGGTTCACACCCTCGCCGTATCCCAACGGATACAGCCGCGTCACCAGTGCGCTGGCATCCATGGTCTTTTCAATGCCCACCAGATTCCGGGCGTAGTGGATGCCGCAGCCGTCGCTTGCGTCCGCCTTCCGTAGACTTACCACCCACGGCGTGGCGCTGGTGTCAAAATCCCATGTGTATTCCTCCGTCAGCACCTCGCCCAGGCTCAGTAGCGCGCTGAGCAGCGACACGTTCTCGAATTTGTATTGATATTCGTCGCTGAACGCCACTTCGCCCAGCACCCAGCGCTTCGCCGTCTGCCGGTCAAGGATGTATTGCATCACCTGCCGGGTCGTGATGCCCTCGCCGCCGATTTCGTGGTAGCCAAAAAGCACGTCGTCCAGCAGCGTCGCCATCACATGCTCCACGCTGTACTCTCGCATTCCGCCCGCTGCCGTTTCCTCCGCGCTGGGCATTCCGATGATGCGGTAAATGCCCGTGTCCCGGCTCCCGTCTGGCAGCCTGACCAGATTGTGCGCCTGACAGTAGACGTTTTTCGGGTCGCCCGTCGGCAGGGAAAAGCTGCCTGTCCATAGGTCGTTATGCTTCAGCTCATAACTCACCGCATCCGCGTTGTCCAGCACCGCCAGCAGCTTCCCGCTTTGGTCGTAGACTGTCACTTCGTCCATAGCTTACCACCTTCCGCGCACGCTGGCGGTGATCTTCGCCCCTGCGCTGCCGCTGGCGTAGGTCAGCGCGATTGGGATACGCTGCAAGCCAGCGTTCAGCAGAATCGGCGTAAAGCTCTCCGCATACGGCAGATAGCTTGTCCCAGCGCCATCCTGTGCGTCGATAGGCGCTTCCATGTTGATGGTCAGCTGCTTTCCCGCCGCCAGCGCCATCCCGCTGAGCTTCACCCTGCCGCCCATGATGTTGATGCCGGTAATCGGTGCGCTGCCTGTGTTTTGGATGGTCAGCACCAGCGGCGCAGGGTGAAACGTCTCCACCTGCACCGTCACGTCGCCCGTCGTCCCGTCTGTGATGGCCGTGCCGGTCTGCGCTGCCACCGCATAGGCGAAGGGCTGCGCGGTGAAGGTCACGCTCGTTTCGCCCCCAAACCAGTTTTTCAGGCTCCACGTCGTGCTTTTGTCCACCTGCGCCAGATAGTAGCGCCCCGGCTCATAGTCGAAGATGAGCCGTTGCCGTCCGCAGTCCAGCCATGCCATCAGCGTCCGCAGCTTCTCCTGCGCTTCCGTCTGCGTCTCTGGCTCCTGCGCCATCACCAGCGTCCCGGAAAAGGTCAGCCCCTTCCGCGTCGCGCCGTCCATCAGGATGCTGCCCGATACGCCCGCGATTTCGTACTCGTTCCGCTGGACTTCCGGGCTGATCTGGTGCCCGTCCTTCTCAATCCACCAGCAGCCCATGTCCCGGCGGCAGTGCCGCCCGTTAAAGGTAAATCCGCTTTCGTTCAGCTTCATGCCGCGCCCTCCTTACGCCAGCACCATCCGGCTGGTGCGCCCCTTTGCGCTGCGCCCCGCCCGGTTGTAGGTCGCCCGGCTCACGTCCGGCTCAAGTTCGTCGCTCATCTTGCGCCCGTTGACATAGAGCGCCGCTTCGCCAACGCCTGCGCGCTGCATCGCCAGCACCGTCGCCTCTGCCAGCGCGTCGTAGTCTACCACCGGCCCGGTGACGCTCACCGGCTGCGCCGGTACGCCCTGCGCGCTCTCGCCAATGGCTGCCGCGCTCAGCTGCTGCACCGCCCGGCTCACGCGCTCCATGCCGTCCGTAATGCCGCCCGCGAAGCCCTCCGAATAGAATTGCCCCACCTGCGCCATCACGCGGCTGGGGCTGCGAATATCCAGCGTGTCACACGCTGTGCGATAGGCGGTCTGTGCCGCCGATTTTGCCGCCGCTCGAATGCGGCTGCTGCCGCGCTCGATGCCTCGCGCTACGCCTTCGGCAATGTTCCGTCCCACGCTCTCAAATGTGCCGCTCATGCCATTGATGACAGCCGCAACCGCCCGCGCCAGCGTGCTGGCGGCGTTGCTGGCGCTGCCTCGTCCGCTCTGGATGCCCTGCGCTATACCGCTGGCATACTCCGCGCCGGTCGTCCTGCCTGCGCCCGCGCTCAGCACGCTTTCCGCAGCCTTTGCGCCCGCCCGTGCGAATACCTGCGCACCGCTGACAAGCTGCCCCTGCTTTGCGCTTACCCCTGCGCCAATGGCTGCCGCCCAATCGCCGCCCGTGCTTGTTCCCGCATCCACGGACAGAATTACCGTGACGGCATCGCATAACCCCTGCGCTGCGTTGCCGCTCAGCGTGGCGGCTTCTGCCTCCAGCATGGTGAACCCATGCACGATGCCGCCCATCGCGTCCAGTCCAATGCCCTGAAACGCCTGAAAACTCAGCTTGGTCTTGATTGCGTCCAGGAACGCTTGCGCTGCTTCGTCCGCTGTCTTAACAAGGTCGGCCTTTGTGCCGGTCACGCCCGCGTTGAAGTCCGTGACGATCTGCTTGCCTGCGGCCTCCGCCGCGCTTTCTGCGTCGCCGGTGTTCCAGCTGGCGATCCAGCCTTTCAGCGCTGTAACGCCCTGCTGTCCAGCGCCCACAACCGATTCGCCCAGCCCCAGCGCCACGTCGCCAATGCCCGATACAATGCCCCACGCGCGGCTCAATCCGTCCGCCACTGTGTCGCCCAGTTCCGCCCAGTTAATGCTCTTGATAGCTGTTTCGGTGGCGGTAAATATGCCGCTGAGCGCGTCCTGCTGGATACCCGTGACCCCATCTACCAGAATGCCGACGCTCTCGCCCAGCTTTGCCCAGTCGATGCTGGTAATGGCGGAATCCGCCGCCGTGAATACGCCGCTGAGCGCATCCAGCGGAATCGCCGTCGCTTGCCCTGCCAGCGTGCCCAGTTTTGTGCCGGTGTCTTCCCACGGGAATGCCTTAATGGCAGCGCTGCCCGTGTCAAACACGCCGCCAATGGCATCCAACTCACACAGCGCCAATTTTCCCGCCAATGTGCCCAGTTTTTCGCCCACGTCCGTCCATGGGAATGCCGTGATGGCAGCGCTGCCAGCGTCAAACACACCGCTGAGACCGTCCAGCGCAAACCCGGCAATCTTGCCCGCCAGCGTGCCCAGCTTCGTGCCGGTGTCCTCCCATGGGAACGCTTCGATGGCTGCCTTGCCCCCG